GGAATTGACGCAGTAATAACCAGCCCACCGTTTGTTAATCAATCTCTTGAAAAGAAATTCAAATCGGAGGAAGAAAAACAAAAGTTTTTAGAAGGACAAAGGATATCTCATCCTGGAAGAAGCGATAAAACATTAAGCAATATGATGGATAGATGGAATGGGATAACCTATTCAAAAAAGCAAATAGGAAAGATGAAAGAGGGAGACGTTCATGGCGTAGTAACTTCTCCACCATTCGAGGACTCAATCGGTTCTGACGATCCTAAGAAGCGAGGAGGATTGTACCGAGATCCAAAAAGAGCGAAAGACAAAAATCTTACCGGAACGTATGGTAAATCCGAAGGACAGCTTGGAAAAGAAAAAGGTGAAACCTATTGGGAAGCGATGAAGCAAGTATATATCGAGTGCTGGAAGATATTGAAAAAAGATGGGCACATGGCGATCGTAGTAAAGGACTTCTATCGCAAGGGGCAACGTGTACCATTGTGCGATAACACGGTAAGACTATTGGAAAACATTGGATTTAAAACTGTTTATCGAATTCGAGCTTGGACATTAACCGAGACAATTCATGATGATCTATTTAAAGGTGAAACCGTTAATAGAAAAGAAAGAAAATCTTTTTTTAGAAGGAATTATGAATCTAAATTTCCTAATAATAGGATCGATTGGGAAGAAATTTTAATATGCAAAAAAATAAGTGTATAAGTTGTGGTAAAAAACTAACAGGGCATGGAAAGCCTAAAAGATGTCTACGGTGCTCTGCAAGGGAAAGATATGTTCGGAAACATGGCAGACCACCTATGCGCATTCGGATAATATGTGAAATGTGCAAAAAAGAAAAATTAGATTATCTCTCAAATCATAAAAAAAGCAGACATAAAACTTATTTTTGTTCAAACAAATGTAGAGCAAAATGGACAGGAATTCATAATTCAATTATTCGTGGTGGCGATGGATTAAGAAAAAGTAAGTCAGAGAAAGACGGAAATTACTATCGCATAAATGTTAAAAAGATAAGAAAACAGAGAAAGAGTTATTATAGAAAAAACCGGATACGTATTCTTGCTCAAAAAAAAGAATCAGATAGAAAAGCAAAGCAAGCAGTTATAAATGCTTATGGAGGTAAATGCGAGTGTTGTGGAGAAACTATAATAGAATTTTTAACTATTGACCATACGAAAAATGATGGTGCGATACATAGACGAAAGATTGGTAAAAAAAATGTATATAAAGACTTAATTAAGAGAGGCTTTCCCAAAGATGGATATCGCATACTATGTTTTAATTGCAACATCACTCGTGGTTTTTATGGATATTGCCCACATCATCTAAAAGAAAAATCAAGTATATCACATAAGCCATTTCATGCGGGAAGAAAAAGAATCATAGCAGGATAAGGCAAACGATAAATGAATCTTAAAGAACATTTATTACAAACATTGCAAGAAGAATGTGCTGAAGTCATTCAGGCAGCATCTAAAATAAATCGATTCGGAGACAAGGGAACGTATCCTGACGGTACCGGGAACATAGAAAAACTCGAACAGGAATATAATGACCTTATTGCAGTTGTTGAATTACTGAAAGAGAATACCGATATTAGAATATATGAAGACATTCGGTTGATTAATTTAAAAAAAGCAAAGGTAATGCTCCACTGTGAAGTAGCAAAAAATAACAATGCTCTGGTATGACAATAAAATATTTCTCAATATTTTCTGGTTCAGATATCACTATCCAGACAGAAAAGACTGGGGAGATGCAACACGAATTATTCCCACAGACCTCCCGGACTTTGACTTGCTCGTTGGAGGATTTCCTTGCCAAACTTTTAGCATTGCTGGAAAACGAAAAGGAATGGAAGAAACCAGAGGCACACTATTTTTTGAAATTGCAAGGATACTTAAAGTTAAAAGACCTTCAAATTTTATCCTTGAAAACGTCAGAGGAATACTTTCTGCTGGCATCACAGATGAAGGCGGGAAAACTATCGAAGGAACAAAGGGTTTTGTTTTTAAGATCATTATTGCAACCCTTGCAGAGCTGGGGTATTGCGTTGAATGGGAAGTGTGCAACAGCGTCGGTTTCGGAGTTCCACAAAACAGGGAGCGAGTGTTCATTGTCGGACATCTTAGAAAAGGAGGTAGCGGAAAAATATTTCCTCTCCAGGAAGGCAATGAATTATATAATACGAAGATCAAGAGAAAAAGAGAGATCGTCTCCACGATTCGTTCGGGGATGAGTGGTGTTCCTGGAAGCGGTGAAACTTATGTTATAGGGACATTAGATGAATTTGGATTTAGAGAAACACAGAATTCTTCATCAATAGATGCAAATTATTCTAAAGGTAGAGGCAGGGATGGTCAAAGACCAATGATATTAGAACAAATTGGCAATATCGATACTAAGGGCAATAATTCACTCTGGGGAAGAGTATATTCACCGGAGGGTATAGCTCCGAACTTGAATGCTGAAGGCGGAGGACTTGGTGCTAAAACTGGATTATATGCAGTAGCAAGTAGAGGGCGAGGAGAAGGCTGGAGACAACAATATGAAGCAAGGAAAGATAATTATACTAATTCTCTCACGGGGGTACAAAAAGATAATATGCTCTCAGACGGAATTAGGATCCGGCGATTGACTCCAATAGAATGTGAAAGACTCCAAGCGTTTCCAGACGATTACACGAAACATGGCATTGATGAAAAAGGAAAATTAATAGAAATCAGCGATAGCCAAAGATATAAAGTACTCGGGAACGCTGTAACAACGGTAGTTATAGAAGAATTAATCCGAAGGCTATATAATCTATGAATCCGAGATTTGATAATATTGAGCCAACTGTGGTTGAATGGTTTGAAGAATCGACAGAAGAACAGAGAGTAAAGAGAGCAATAAAATTATTGCAGGACAACGAACCACCAGAAGGTTATTATCTTGCATATTCCGGCGGCAAAGATTCGACGGTTATAAAGGAACTTGCAAAATTATCAGGTGTGAAGTATGAATCATATTTTAATAATACGACTATAGATGCTCCAGAGGTTATATATTTTATTCGTAAATATCATCCTGATGTTAAATGGAATAATCCGAAAGAGAATTTATTTCATGCAGTTGCAAATCTACCTAAGATGCCACCGTCGAGGCAATTCAGATGGTGTTGTGAACGGTATAAAGAAATACGTGGTAAAGGCAGAGTAAAAATATTCGGAGTCAGGGCACAAGAATCATTGAGAAGGGCAAGGAGATGGAAAGAGATAACTACGGATAATTATAACGGAGTAGCAATTTGTCCAATTGTATACTGGAGCGATGATCATGTATGGCAGTTTATAAAAGGTAGGAACATACCTTATTGTTCTTTATACGATGAAGGATTTACAAGAATAGGTTGTGTAGGATGTCCATTGGCATCTCCAGATCAGCAACAAAAGGAATTTAAACGCTGGCCTCGATATGAACAAGGGTGGCGTAGAGCAGTAGAGAGAAACTGGGAGAAATATCATGCGCTTCCAAGAAGGGATGGTAAAGATAGATTTCAATCAAAATTTCCAACAGCGGAAGCCATGTGGAGATTCTGGATTCAGGACAAAAGAAGAGATATGTATCGTGAAGGATGTCAAATGTCTCTCTTGTGGACCAATGAACCGGACGATGAAAAGGAGTGATAATCATGGGTTATGAAGCCGAACATGCTGGCAAGGAGTTTGAATTGAGAGTTATTCACATGGCTGATATCTATAGAAAACTGAAGTATGCGTTTATACGTAAAGTTAACCCTAAGATGATCAGGAAGAATAAGTCATTTATTTATACTCACGCAGAAGGTTACGATTTTTACGGGAGTATATACCGGAATCAAAAATATCCAACTCCCGTTTATTTTGAATGCAAAACAACAATGAAACCGGAGATAAGTATTTTGCAACCAAAAGACCCAAATAAAGCTGGAATAACATTTAAACAGATATCAACTCTTGTTGAACTTCAGGCCAATGGAGATAAAACATTTGTACTCTGGGAAATAAGGTCATTACAAAATAAAACTTTGATTTTAAATCCTAAATCTTTATATTTGTTCGTTGGCAAGACACTAAAACTTAAAGATTTGCATGAAGGCACACAATATGAAACGGTACGAAGATCATTACCCTCGCTTGACTTCCTTAATCTTTTACCCTAATAACATAATCCGGAGCTAATAAAATGAGTAACAAACCTCTCAATAAGAATGAAGCTGATGTAAAATCATGCCTCGAAACAATGATAAAATTTCTCGGCGTAGATTCTGCCAGAGTAGAGTTCATTGACAATAAACATGGGCGGAAATCTTTTGAAGTTTATACAGAGTCAGAAGATCGGGGTAAGATTATCGGTCGAGACGGGCGGAATGTAAACTCACTGCATACCATTCTTAATGCATTTGCGAAACAGCGAGGAGTTATATTCTCCGGTATTCATTTAAACGATGATTAAAGGTCAGAAATATCAAAAGAAGATAAATGCGCCTACATTAAGATTGCTTCGCAAGCAAGGCAAGACTAACTCACAAATAGCGAAGCATTTTAATTGTTCTATTGAGGCTGTTAATAAAGCGGTTAAAAGATACTCTCTCCAAAAGCATGGTAACAAGAAAAAATATGCCAAAATAGCCAAAACAAAGGCGCAAAAAAAAATATTTGCTGAAGCTGAGAAATATGCTATAACCGCGCAGACTATGATCGATGAGCTTTCGTTAGCGGTTTCAGAAAATATTATCATAAAAGATTTACTAAAAAAAGAAATTGATGGTATTAAAGACCGTAAAACGCGTAATATAGAACTGGAAAGACTGCAACGTGCACAGGACAAGCTGGTCCAGAGAATGACAGACTTTAGAGACTTGCAAAAAGACTTGACTGGCATTGTAGAATTGCAGAAATTTATAGCAGCGGTGATAGACGCTTATAAAGTACTTCCACTTGAGTATAGGATAATATTCCAAAATGAACTCAAAAAACGAGGCATTATCCATCTTGGAATTGAGCAACTCGTTACAGGCAGGAATGATCCAAGTGGAGACGGAAATTTACCAAGAAGAGCAAAAATTAACCAGTCCAGCTTTAATTCTCAATGACAAGACAAAACCATTTTGGCGGGAAAAAGATTTTTGGAAAGATAAGAATCCAATTCCGATTGATCAATTTGTTAAAGAACGTTTAGAATTAATCCCCAGCCCGCGTCAATTAAATATATTATTCAAGCTGGCCGGCAAAGATCCATACGAATGGGATCAAGCATATCAGCAGTATATAATTGCTATCGGTATGGGCGGGGGTAAGAACGAATATATAATTTCGCCGTATTTGACGTATGTCACGTATAAAATAGCGAACATGCGTGATCCCCATTTATATTTCCAGCGAATGCGTAAAACCCAGCTTAATCGAAGAAAACCATTTGACATTGTAAATATGTCCACCGTGAGCGGTCTTCAGGCTAAGAATGTTCATTTCAATAATATGATATCATTGATAAGAAGCTGTAGGACAAAAGAAGGAGATAATTGGTTTGAGAAATATTGTGGAATGGATTTAAGAGAAGACGGAATCGGCGATATCAAGAGTAAAGAAGTTATTGTGCCAACGGCAAAAGACTGTGGGAGCATCGTGCATCATAGTTTCGATTCCACGTATACAGCATGGGAAGGTCTGTCGATATTGTTTTCTGTCAATGATGAAACTTCCAGAGCAGATACAAAAGCATCGTATGCAGACCTGGAAAAGTCCTGGAAAGGTCAATTAGGAAATATCAATACGCGATTCCCAGATAGAGTAGGCAAAATAATGGCAATCTCGTATTTGAATAATTCTCAATATGATTTTACGGATACTCTTTTAAAGCGGTCAGAGGAGGAGAAGAAGCATACAGATAAACCGTTAATGTTTGCCTGTAATTATTCTACATTTGAATGTAATCCAAACGTGACAAAAGATAGCGAAGAAATTAAATCGGCGTATAGAACTGATCCACAGGACGCGAGAGCCAGGTATGAAGGAGTTAAGGGATCGCCGATAGAAGGATTTTATCAGCCACATCCAGAAAAAATCCAAGAATGTTTCTTTGCCAGTATGCCAACCCCTATCGATTATAGTTATATAGTGAGTACAAGATACGTCAGGGATCCGAATACCCAAAAAGATGTAAGACGGCAATTTACGGCAATCGCGCTTAATTCAATAAAGGGAGACAATAAGATAAGAGGATTTATCATAGATCCAGCATCTAAATTTGATGCATTCACTTTAAAAGGTGGATACATAGAAACGATGGATGAGTTTAAAGAAAATTTATTCATTGACAACAGAAAAGAAATGGTGACTATCAATAAAAGACCGATAATTGATATAGTATTGGTCTGGCAACCGAAAGATGGTATTCCGGTAGATTATTTGAATGTAGGTGAAATAGTAGGTCAAATTCTTGCTGAATTTCCCAATGCGAGGTTTTTAAATTCAGATAAGTATAATTCCGAGAAGTTGTCCCAAGAAGTCCAAGCGAGGGGGGTGCATAGCGAAACATTTGGATATGGCAATACACAGCAAGTACGATTATTCAAAAAAATGAGACTTCTTATTTTTAATAATGTTCCACAGATATTTAAAGATCAACATCATTCAATTGCCAAAAAAGGGATAATAAAAACAGTAGGCGAATGGAACGTGTTGGAGCATGAGGAGCTATTGAAAATAAATGATAATAAAATTGACCATCCATCTCCAGACGGCAGCAAGGATTTTGCCGATGCGGATAATTTATTAATAGACGGCTTAACACACCTTGAAATCAATGACGGGAGTTTAGGGACTGGGCAATCCACTGACCGGAAGCTCTTAGCTCTGGGAGAGAAATACCTGGTAATAAGGGCAAAACTCAAGAATAAAGGAATCAAAGAAAACGATAAAACATACATCAAAAAGGTAGCCGAAATGATGAACGTCACAGAGGGTCAGGCACGGACTATAAAAGAATTCGCAGAAAGCCAGTTTTCAACCTTATTATAGAATAATATATTGTACTGTAAAATAATACAAATATTACTTGACACAAGCGAATAAATATGATATATTTATATCAATGAAAGACAAGTCTCATACACTTAGAAAAAATCATCCTTCCGAATATCATATATGGTCAGGAATGAAAGGTAGATGTTTGAATCCAAATCATAATAATTTCAATGATTATGGAGGTCGTGGTATAACGGTTTGTATTCGATGGTTAGAATTTGAGAATTTTTTCAAAGATATGGGAGAACGTCCAAAAGGATATAGTTTAGAAAGAATAAATAATAACGGCAATTATACTCCTAATAATTGTAAGTGGGCAACAAAATATGAGCAAGCAAACAATAAGCGAAATAATATCAGGTTTTCTGAATATAAGAATACTGGATTGTCTCGCCAAAGGATTTATCAAATAAGAAGATTGGAAAAAGGACTATGCTCTATTTGCGGGAAAAATAAATTATATCAATCTCAACGCTGTAAAGAATGTTTTGATAAACTTGTATTAAGCCGTAAGAAACTTATTCCTACATCGATATTAAATGTTGAAGAATATAAAAAGTTTCGCGAACATTTAGACAAGATAAACAAGGAAGCAAACTATAATATTTCTGAAAAAGCATATATCCGTAAATTGATATTAGATGATATGAGAAAGTAATAAATCCACAACAATCACATAATGAAAAGGACAAAGACGATGCCAACCTCAGCACAAAAAATTCTCTTAAACAAACACATGCAAGACTTCGGTTATGATGATTACAAAATTGTCTTAGCCATTGATAGAGCCAGCGGCATTTTCGATTACTCCGAACTTGGTGGAGGGCTTAAAGGATACATATTTGACATAACAAAAACAAATCCGTGCTTGCAGACTGGATATTTAACATGAGTAGAATAACATTTCATCCAAAATATCAGGCGATTGAATTCCAAATACCGAATGGCGGTAGTATTTTATGGCTACCAGATTCTCAGGTTAAGAAAGAAGATTTAGAAGGTTATGAATTTGTTACAATTTTAAAACCAATATACTCGGTGAATTGATCTGACGATCTTTAGGGATAGGTAGAAGCGATCTTCGAGATAGCTCCTATCCCATTCACCGAAGCAAGGGAACAATGAACGACGAACTCATACCTTACAATACTATCGTTTCGATGGTTCAGAATTGGGATACAAACAGAGCAAAGATTATTCGCGCTTGTGAAATGATAGACGAAGTAAAGCGAGACCTGGAATTTGTATTCGGTGATAGGCTACATTTTTATCGAAGTGATATTGACATAACAAGACCGAAAGAATCCGTTGATAAGACTCGTATCAAAATTTGGCAGACTATAATAGAAAAATCAGAGATAAGAAGATTTTTATCCGTGAAAGAAGCACAATCACTGGACAAAAAACTCGAAGAAGGAAAGTTCCCAGAAGTTACGACCGATGAGATATTGAATGTTATTAAAAGTGCGATGGCGAATATTCAGAACTTTGCAGATGATATGGTAACAGAGGTATACGAATTTATAAGACCATACACGGGATATAAGAACAATCAGAAATTTCAGGGAGAGATAGGCAAGCGTGTTGTATTACACTGGGTAGAGCAATATTATGGTAGCAAAAAATTCCACGTAAAAATGCATTATGACAAAAAAGTGAGAGCAGTAGATAATGTTTTTCATGCTTTAGACGGCAAAGGGTTTTCATCTTCATATTATGGTGATCTTTACCAAGCAATAAACGGATGCGCCGGAGAAGGGGAAACAGAGTATTTTAAATTCAGATGCTATATGAACGGGAACCTACATCTTGAATTCAAGCGAATGGATCTGGTAAGAAAGATGAATGCAATTGCATCGAAGAACGTATTGAAACCGGAGAACAACTAATGACAGTAGAATATAAAGATAATCAATTCATAATAAAATTTGCCTATAATCCTACTCTCGTATCAGCGGTTAAAAATATTCCTGGAAGAAGATTTAATCCTGAAGAAAAAAATTGGACAGTTCCAAAAGAATCAGCCATAGAGATAAGTCAATTCATATCTGATAATAAATTTACCGCAAATGAGTTGACGCAAGAAGTTATTAAAAAGCATATTAACAAGGCAAACTCTATTCTCGAAGAATCGAAAGCAGTGAGTGCTGAGATAGAAATACCAAGACCGGACGGACTCGAGTACTTACCATATCAAAAAGCAGGAATTCAATTTGCTTTAAACAGAAACAATACTTTGTTTGGTGATCAAATGGGTCTTGGAAAAACAATTGAAGCAATAGGCGTATGTAATGCAGATAAAACGGCTAACAGTATTTTAATTATTTGTCCAGCATCTTTGAAAATTAACTGGCAAAGAGAATTCAAAAAATGGGATACTAAGAATCTTAGTATCGGTATAGCTAACAGTATATTTCCCGACACAGATGTAGTGATTATAAATTATGACATACTGAAGAAACATCGTCATTTTATTCATTCAAAAGAATGGGGCATTCTTATTATTGATGAAGTACACTATTTAAAAAATAGTAAAGCTCTGAGAACAAAAGAAGTATTTGGTTTTCAAAAGGGTAAGTTGGAAGAAAGAATATCACCTATCACAGCCAGAAAGAAATTATTTTTGACTGGGACTCCAATACTAAATAAACCTATCGAACTCTGGACGCTTGTTCATGCGCTGGATCCAGAGGGGATCGGAAAAAGCTGGAAATATTACATAGAAAGATATTGTGATGCTTACTTAGATAGATTTGGCTGGAATACATCTGGAGCGAGTAACCTGGAGGAGTTACAAAAAAAATTAAGAATGAGTTTTATGATACGAAGATTAAAAGAGGATGTGTTAACCGAGTTACCGCCGAAACGACGACAGATAATAACTTTTCCGGCAGATTCGATGCTTGAGGATATTGTTGAAAATGAGAAAAAATCATACCAGAGATTACAAGAGAAGATTCATTTTTTAAAAGCTCAGGTCGAAATTGCAAAAGCGAGTGATAAAGAGGGGGTTTATGAAAACGCAGTTAGGGCATTGAATGGTGAAATGAAAGTTATATTCTCCGAAATATCCAAGCTCAGGCATGAAACAGCGGTTGCGAAGATACCATTAATGATAGATCACTTAAAGAATATGCTTGAAGAAATCCCAAAGATAGTATTTTTTGCCCATCACCATGATGTAATGGAAGCAATACAAAAAGAATTTAGCGGTATTTCTGTTAAACTCACCGGGAAAGAAAACGCAGAAGAAAGACAGAAAGCGGTTGATAAATTTCAGAATGATGTAGGAATAAAATTATTTATAGGAAGCATTCATGCTGCTGGGGTTGGAATAACATTAACAGCGTCCAATACTGTAATCTTTGGTGAACTTGATTGGGTTCCAGGAAATATAAGTCAGTGCGAAGATAGGACACATAGAATAGGGCAAAAAGACAGCGTACTGATACAACATCTTGTTGTTGACGAGTCTCTTGATGCAAAAATGGCGCAAACACTTGTTAATAAACAAGAAATAATTGACAAAGCTCTCGACAACGAAACAAAATATGAATTGAAAACTATGCCGGCTATTCCAACTACAGAGTCTATCACAGATGATATAACAAGAAAACAGATAGACAAAGAAGCATCAAACATCAAGGTAGATGAAATAAGTATAATACATTCAGCTATAAAAATATTGGCTTCTTATTGCGATGGTGCTAATGCGCTTGATGGAATGGGCTTTTCAAAGATAGACACTGCTATTGGTCATTCATTGGCAGAATTTAAAACATTATCTGCGAAACAGGCAGTGATTGCAAAAAAACTTATAATTAAATATAAAAGGCAATTACCAGATAACATAAAGGATAAAATACTATGACACATTCAGACATAAGAACACAGCTTATTAATCAAGGGATAAAAGAAAGCCCGTTACTGTTAGTAGAGAGGAAATTTGAACTATTTCAAAGATATGGAGAGCAAGCAGCGAAAGCAAAAGGGAATAAATTGCTGGGGATCCAAGCAGAAGGCGAAAAACTTGTCAAACAGATCAATGAAATCTGTGATTCGCGGAAGATCGGGAATCCATTAAAAGGCGAGAAGGTTGAATATATCGGGATAGAATATGTAGTTGAGTACTACGAAGAGTTAACCAGGAAATTTAAAGCCATTGAAGTAAGATGTGATTCTCCGGCTTTTGCAGATGTTGAAGCCATGAAAAGGGGAGCAAAAATTCTCAAGGTGTCGAAGGTTTATGAAAAAAACGACAAAGAGAAGAAAAATCTATTTCATTCAATAAAAAACAACTGAAGGAAACAACCGATGAAAAATTCAAGAACTTCTTTATCAAAGAGTGAAAAGCGTAACCGCTGGGGTAAAAATGGCAAGAGTCCAAGATATTGTTATGTTAGTAGTTGCCCATTTCCAAGAAAACAAGTATGCAGATGGCATGGAATAACCTGTGTCTTTGATAGGCGGAAGGGCAACCGTAAGCGATGAACAATCAAGATACATTGCGAAAAATAGAATCCTTAGCAAAGCAAGTCTGTAAACCGAGTAGGAGTATCACACAACAGGGTGAAAGAATAATTTCTTTCACGGTCTTCAAGACGAAACACAGCCGGAACCGCACAATGATATTAGTTTATCGGTGTAGGATAATAAAGGGCAAAGACGATGTATCTACATTGTTAATAAACGAGACTCCGACCGACAGTAACGATGAAGACAAGATTTATTGTCTATTGTTAGAGTATAAAAAGTATAAAATAAAGATAATATAACGTACTATTGTATATTAAAATACAATATTATATATTATAACATAATGATAAAGCAAAGTATATAAGAGGAGAGCATGGCGAAAACCAAGAAAAATGGAGATAGAAAAACTCTCCAGTCGAGCGTGAGCAAAGAAGAATATAAAAAGTTAGAGGCATATTTAAAAAAAATAAGCGAAGAGCAAAACATCATAATCACAGAATCAGCGTATATACGGAAGTTGATTTTAGATGATATGAAGAAAGGCGATAGTTCGTAAGAAAGTAGGAGGTGTCCGATGGAAGATGTAAAAATCATAGCCGAATGCAGTTTTTGTGGGATAGAAAAAGAAGTTATTCCAATGATTGATAGCGATAAAAACGGAAGTATATACTTCAGAAACGCTAATTATGCAGAAAAAATTCAATAAAATAATTGAGACAAAACTCAGAGCGCG